GGCCTCAAGGTCATTGTAATCGCAAGCGCCGCACGATTTCTCAACCGAGCTGAGGCGCTTTCCGGTGACACCGTAAATATCGATAGTGGCGATCCCATTCTCATCCAGACCGGAGAATTCTTTCCGACTAACTACAGCATCCAGGATGTTTAGTCTACTCTCAGGATTATTGAATTTCCGTTGCACCACTTGATCTACAGATCGGAATGTACCAACGTCTGAAAACCACAGTCTCCCGTAAACCTGTTCTAAAATTCGTCGCATTCTAACTAGACTGTCAGTTGTCAACGTCGTCACCATCTGATTCGGCAGATTCCTCTTCCGCTGGATCGAGTGTCTTCCCTCTAGGGGCGCCCTCAGCATCTCTCTCTTCCTGGGCTTGAATAGGGTCTAGACGCATGTTAGGAGGTCTGTATAGCTCGTATGGGACACCTAACTTTCTGCATTTGTCTAAGTCTTCGGCAATCTCTCTGATGCACTGCTTGCGCATCTTCCTAGGATCGTGACCCAGCTCGGACCAGTACTGATCCAGAGACATCATTCCATTTCTGACGAGTTCGATCTTCAGCTTACCATCCCTACCTTGATCGACAGTCACTGAAGGCGGAGTCTGCCATGTGGCATTATCAAAATTAGGGTCCTTGCACATCGGCAACTCACCCCGCTCTATCGCCCCTGCCAGAACCAACTTTCTAAAGTGAATGCAGAATTTCTCGATTAATATTTTTCGGATAGCTTTTAGCAATATCTCTACATCCGCTAGAATGTAGCGTGTATTAGCCCCGCCCATTTCTGACATATCCCAAATAAATTCTGGACTGAGGCCGGCCCCGACAACTGCATCCCTGCCTAGGTAGTCGAGGAGTTTGATCAGATCTGCATTGGGTCGATCGCCCCGGAGCAAGTTAACCTCCTCGTCCGGTTCCAGGTGAATAGTATTATCACCAAATATTTTTTCGAAGTTAGGATCTATCTTGTCCTTCTTACCAAAACTCGAATCTCCGAACGCACCCGAACGCGTCTTCATCGTAGCAGCGAACGCCGCGTGGACTTTCGATGCCCGTTTCTCAAGACCGAGTAGATCGACTATATCTATGCCCTGGTTAACTCCGTGGTAGACCCACGGCAGTCCTCGTCCTAGGCCCGCTCTCTCGGAATCGTAAATATGCAGGACATTTTCAGAGTCTACCTCACGAGATGTATTTCCTGGCTCCTTAAAGTAGTATTTAAGCGGTGCTCCGTATTCATCGTACTTAATCCCATCGACTATATCCGGATCGCTAATAATCGACCCGCTGGGGTTATACCTAACTTTAGCTGACTCGACTAACTGATATCTCTGGCGTCTACCGTCATTAATCAGGACCACGAAACATTCACCGTCTCGCAGCATGTGTTGCGCAATCGCTACCTGCGTTGACCAGAAATTCCTTTGGCGAGTAACATCCCATGTCTCGGTTGTGGCTGACCACTTGAACCATTTGTCGGCCAGTTCGTTCCATTCTAGGTCCTCGGTCGCCGCGCTAGGCGTTATTCCTGTCCCAACGGAATAACGCGATGGCTTGTTAGTTGACGCTCTAAACAATCCAGAGGAGCCGTGCAACCAGTTGGACTTTTTTGACAATTGGTAGCGAGACTCTGGCGAGAGTATCCGTTCACCCTCAGTGCTGAAATCAGGTACATTAGATCGCGCCCGACTACTCTGCGCACCGACATAAGCGCCGTTACCGCCCCACCATCTGTTAATCCAACTTTTGAATCTCTTGATCGGTTGCATAGTTAGTTATAATTGGATTTGAGAGAAGTCGGTTGTATGAACCTTGCTAGGCTCAATACCGGTCTCTTTGAGAGTCTTCAGGTAGTTGATGGCGCACATAATTAACTCACCGGGATGTTCCCCGCGGTAGAATGTGAACTGTGTTGACCGACCACCCTCAGAGACGGAAGTGATCTTCCCCGCCATTTGCACTTCGTCGATGGTCTGGAAAAGAATATCTTCCAGAAATGAGATCGGGTCTTCTGGGTTCTGCCGCTTGGCGTACCAAACTAATGCCTTAACTCTTAACTCCACTCAGAGGGTGGAATGTCAACTATGAGCTGCGGTTCCGCTCGCTCATCCTGCTCATCCTCTGGCTCATTTAGCCCAGCGTATGGAGCTACGACATCCCAGAAGACTAGCTGCATTTTCTCACAGTCGCCTAGGTGGTTGTTTCTAGAAGTCTCCCAGACGAATTCTATTCCCCCACGTGGAAGATTCCTCTCGACTAGCCTTTCGGCTGTTAGCTGCTCGATGTATTCGTTTGTGATGTCGATAGGTAGGTACCACGCTTTACCGGAACGTTCCTTAATCCTGTTCCGATAAAGTTCTTCCTTGAAGATGTCGTCGTCATAAGTGTACAGATTGAGTATTTCCCGAATCCTATCCCGCTTGTGCTCTACAGCGGAAATCCGGAAGGACGAACGTAGTCCCTGACTTTTAGACGCCCCCTTTGTAGGGACAAATTTACCACAAGAAGCTAGACACCAGTCGTAAACACCTTTCCTATGGCTGGCCGCATAGCCGGAGTCTATCAGCGCTTTATATATTTCATAAACCTGACCGTCAAACTCGTATTTTGTTGATACTATCTCTCCCAAGTCCTCGTAGGAGATAGCCGCTCCGTAGTCTATTAAATAACTTACACCCGTTCTCTCCCACGCCCTAATGACCCACCAGAAATTCGTCTGCTGCACGTCAACTGTCATGGAGATGGCAATCGGCTTGATGGGCAGCTCTCCGCGTCTGTAGGTCGGTGAGATTTCTACTATCTCCCTAATCGCGCTGTGTTTAACAATCGTCGCCTGGCGCACCCAAGGCAGACCTAGGTAGTTGTTCCAGAAATCGTGCATCCTACCAGCTAAACCCTTCGATTGAAGGTACACCCGAGCCACTCCGCCCCATGTCTCGAATGGGGAGTAGAGTGCGCTGATGTGGAATGATCTATGACTCGAAGGGGCATTAGGGTTAGTTTTGACCCATTCGCCCGCGAGGTTCATAGCATGTTTCTGGTCGTTGTGGATAGCCCCATCACACCTCGTGCATCTGTAGCGTGTCTCACGTTCTATACGATCTAAATCATAGCTCCCGTCCTCTCGACGACAGTCGTTCGGCCACCATACACCGCCGTTCTTCTCGCCCTCCCTGTAGTCAAAATGAAGCTCCTGTTTGCAACCGCAGTGCGGGCAGGGGACATAGTATTTCTCCTGAGTGCCGCTCAGGTACCGTTGCCAGATGGCTCCATTCTCGACCGTCGGGGTCGAGATCGTGAAAACCTTACGGATGTCTTCGTAGGATTTGGTTCTGGCCTCCGCCAACTGATCCGCCGGCGCTTCTCTGTTGCTCTCTGGCGGCCATTTATCTACCTCATCCATCTTGAGGTTCTCTACAGAGCGAGAACCCAGGTTAGAAGGTGAGTTAGAACCGATCAGACCTAACGTCGCCCCGTTTTTGAATAACTTCTCAGACTTGGACCACTTCTCACGTTTCCTAACCGCTAGACGATCTATTGCCTTGGAGCGCGCGAAGTGTGGCTCAAGCTCCCGGTCATTAAAGCGCTTGGCCATGTTGACGTTGGCCGTAGCATAGAGACTCGGACTCGGGTTGCTAGCGATATCCCATAGAACTAGGTTTTTAAGAACTAACGTCCCGCCAACCTGTGCGCTCTTAGCTAGAGTCAGGAACCTAACCGAATGATCTCCGTAAGCCTCGTAAATGCCGCGAGTATACGCAGTGCGGCCAGTGTCGATAGGACCTTTGTATTTGGCTCCGCTCTCCGTGGTTAGTTCACAGTTATTCTCGATCCATTCCCAGACCTTTATTCTCTCTCTAGGCTGATAACAGGAAGATATGATCTCAATCAATGTGTCTCTAAGCTCGATCATCCGTTCTCTCCTTTGTCCTCGATCCAGCATGCATAACTGTCATCCCTCCGTCGCCGGATCGACCACTGTGGGTAATACAATCCGGAGAATAATGCGGAAACGAGCAGGAGAAGGCGCTTAACTCTAGGCCCATACCCCCTGAAGCGTGGTTCCTCACTCAATTCGCACTCCTGACTAAATTGAGGACGTGGTGATGCAAATGTTCACGCTCCTCAAGACTTAACTGTTTTTTGGTCTCGGATAGTCTAGTAACAATTGTGGTAGCGATATCCCCGATCGTACGGTGAACGCTGGCCTTAATTAAGTGGTCAACTGCATCGATCAACCCGGCTGTCTGAGATGAAGAAATGAGCGCCTCATCGATTGCTCGGTAAGCCACCTGCTTAGGCAATTCATGCAACACTCTTTGGATCAGCTAACCCCAGTCGTTGAAGACAGTTAGGATATCCTCAATAGAGTACCGATCCTCTTTGCCTTGAGATAGCTCATCACGACGAAGCAGCACTTGCGAGAGACGGCTCACAGCGTCGTTGAATGTTTTGTGAGCTTGAGCCACAATTTTCTGTGGTGCACCCGATTTGCGTGCGCCGTCCAGATCCGACGCTGCTTCTGCCGCAAAGGAGTTCAGTACCTCGATGAGTTGCTCTGTCGTCCGAACGTCGAACTGCTGGCGGCCTGCTGACTGTACGAACGTCTGCTCTGGCTCAGCCTCGCTCCTACCTGGTCCAGCAGACTTCCGATTGGCTTTGTATTCCTCAACCGCTGAGGGGTCATCCAGGTTGGCCCCGTTGGCCCTCCATCTTTTGGCTGTCCGATACGAGATCCCGAGGGAATCAGCCTTTTCTTTTAACGTTTGACCCATGACAAAGGGGCCATGTCAAGGGGCCAGGGGCCGCTAAATATTTTGGTTGAGGCCAGACATTTGAAAAATCCGCCCTCGCGTCGACCCGATACACGTCTGCCTTTCAAGTAGACTTCCTGCCCCCCTTGCCAACCCCGCCCCCCAACTTCTTATTTGAGTAGAAAAC